CAAGGTTTTCGGGCTGAATACGCTCCGCAGGAGGAAGATTCCGCCCGAAACGGCTCTGCCGCCCAACCTTGCCGCTGCCGCTACCTTTGCATCCGTACATCGGGAACGAGTGGCTGACGGAATGAACCTCAACTATACCATCGGTTGTCGCCTCTGCCACAGGAAACAAACAATGTTATTATAGATGTTGCTTTGGTTGCACGCATTTTATTGATTATACACTGCCTGAACAAAATACTCTCTTTACTGCATATCCTGAATGCAACGGCTATAATCACTTCAATGTTATAGACATCGTAACTGATGCCATCCGGTTGCTTGAGATACTTCATCGTGTCAAATTCGTTCAGTTCCTTGTTCTTGTAAATGGTATGAATCGCCTTGCGGACATCGCATGAGAACACCCCGAATAGATCCGCTATCTCGAATTGCGTCATCCATACGGATACGGTCGGCATAATGACTACACCCGTTTCACTGATTGTTATTATTCCTCTGTCCATAATGTACTGAATTGATACTGTTTACTTATTGTTGTCTGTCTTTTCGCCGGTAGATTGTATCTTCCTGCGTTCCATCAGCTTGTCCATGTCCTTAGAGATTTTATCATCGGTTATCCGTGCGTAACCCTGTGTCGTCCGGATATTGGAATGCCCCATCATCTTGGCAATACTTTCGATAGGTATATCCGCCGAAATCAGGAATGTTCCGAAGCTGTGACGACTTTGATGATAGCTCAAATTTTCCTCTTTGCCTATGATAACACCCATCTCGTGGATATCAAACCAGAGGGCATCACGGCTCGGAAGAGGAAATACGGGCTGTTCGTCATCGGTTGTATTGTACAGTGACAATATCCGCTCCGCTATGGGATGCAGGGGGATGAACGCCTCCACATTTGTTTTCTTGCGGTTGATGCGGATGTAACGTCTGCCTTCTGCATTGCGTCCGATATGATGCGGGCGCAGAAGCTTTATATCCACATACGCCAATCCCGTCAGTGTGGAAAAGATGAATGCCCGTCTTGTAAGCTCCTGACGCTTGTCATACATCGGGGTGGCAAGGATTCTCTTGAACTCCTCACGACTGATGTACTTGTGCCTTGCTTCCGGCTTTGGTTCGTATTCCAGATCCTCGCAGGGATTCACACGGATAATCTCTTTATCGACAGCCAAATAAAGCAGACGGTTCAGCCAGCATAGGCATTTGTTGGTCTGGGATGCCCCGAAATTCTTGCATTTCTTAAGATATGCCTTGTAAGATTTGCCGAATTCTTCCGTCACTTCCTCAAGGGCGATGTCTTTCTTCCCGAAGGAAGCGAGATAATCCGTCAGGTACTTCTGGTAGTACATGGAGTGGCGGTAGGAAGATATGGAATCTATTTCTACTGAATGTTTCCTTAACCGCTCCCTTTCCCATTCCCCCATTTGCAGGAGAGTGGTCGGATGGATATTGTTCAAGGTGATATGGTTTTTCAGTATCTCCGCACTGACCACGCCCTGCGATTTCAATATCTCATTGTAGGCTTCCTCTGTTATCCGCAGGTATTCCTGTAAACGGTTGTTCTCCCTTGCGGACTTTATCTCGTTTTTCCTGCCGTTCCAGTCTTCCGGTCGGCAATAAATTCCCGTACTGATAACGGTCTGTTTTCCGTCAATGGTTATACGGCAGAGTACGGCAGTCGTTCCGTCAGCCTTTGTCTTGCTGCGGTTGATATAGGGTAACAATGAAAATGTGCTTCGCATATCGTTTTATGTATTAAAGTGTTAATTGAAAATCTTCGGTAGCTTTGATAAATTTGTCCATGTCCTCGAAAAGTTTCTTCGGGCTGACACGGGCATAGACCTGAGTGGTAGAAATATCGGAATGTCCCAACATGCGGCTGATGGTCTCTATCGGCACACCCGCTTCGAGTGTTATCAGCGAAGCAAAACTATGGCGCGCCTGATGATAGCACAAGTTATCCTTGATGCCTGCTAGTGCAGCCAACGCTTTCATGTGTCGTTTCATGTTCGGGTGGTGGATTATCGGGAAAAGCGTTTCCCGTGTTTGGTCCTTGTATCTCTCAAGCAGTGCCAACGCTTCGGGAAGCAGTTTCACGCTCGCCCGATGTTCGTTTTTCTTTCGGCGATATTTCAGCCATAATGCTCCGTTGTCGTCCGTGTACAGGTTCTCGTCCGTGATGGAAACCACATCAGCGTATGACACACCCGTGTAGCAGGCAAACAGAAAAAGGTCGCGTGCCAGTATGTGCGTCTTCCTGTATGGCGGTATTTCCACGTCACGAATTCTTTCGAACGATTCGCGGCTCAATGCACGTGGTGTCCTTTCTGATTGCCGGGGCAGGGCGAAATGTTGAAAATTGCATTTCTCGGAATACCCTTTCTTATAGGCAATGCGACAGATTTTCTTCAGGATGGCAAGGTGGTGGCGGACGGTATCTATCGCATAGCCTTTATCTTCCGTGACGAAGGCCTGATAGTCGTGGATGAACTGTTCCGTCAATTGTCCGAAAGCCAAATCCTTGACCTTGTATTTGGTTTCGATGAACTCCCCGAGTGTCAGCCGCATATAGTGATAACCAGGATAAGTTCCTTTCGCACGGTCTATGCCGATACGTGCCTTAATGTCGTCACAGATTGCATCTGTCATTTTCATGAGGGTCATCTGCGTTTCCATGCTGCCTTGAAAATAATTCTTCACATCGGTGGCGTCAAAACCGATCTTACGGGATACAAGGCTGTCGAATGCGGCGTTTACCGCCAACAGCAGTTTTTCAATCCTGGCATTGGTTTCTACTGCTTCCTTGCTCTTGCCGTTCAGACGGCTTTCACGGGGATTCCACAGTTCGGGAGTGCAGGACAGCTTAGATCCGAACTGCGCCATCGTGCGGTTCACGGTTATTCTTCCCATTATCGGGGCTTTACCCGATTTGTCCAGTCCGCTCTTTTTGAGGTAGAGCAGAACCCTGAATTTTTCTACTTTCATACGCTTATATTTTTTAGTGCAAAATTACTTGCCGTATAAGCGTTCCTTGATATGCAAAATACTGTGTATGAGCGCAAACAAAACGGTGAGGATTTCTTTTCATTGCCTGCCGTTACCTGTTCACGTTTTGGTAACCGGTAGGCTAACGGTTTGGTAACTGAACAACCTCAATATTCCGTTGTCATTTGCATTTTCTTCACTTGGCAGAATATTGAAACAATGCTCATTTCAAACGATTTATGTTTTATCTTCTTCTCTACGCTTTTCCTTACATAACCTATCACTTTCCATACAGCGCGCCACACACATGCAACAATGATGCTGACACTGGGAGTAGATTTATATACGGTCTCCAAACTATTGGGACATACCAATATACAAACAACACAAATTTATGCAAAGCTTGTAGATGAAAGTAAAAAGAAAGCTATTGATTTAATTCCTAATATATCATAGGGGTTGGTTAAATGCGAAGTGCAATTTGTCATTCTCTTTAATTCTTGCAGATATTTCTTCTATTTATCCTTTTTCAGAGAAAAGTGAATTAGCAAAAACATCTGAAAAATGACTATTTGGCACAAAAAACAACATTCTGTATAGTAATTATGCACAGCTATATTAAGGATTTTAAGATAGCTAATATATTTCATATAAACATTCTGAGTATTTGTTGGGGGCTTTTGAAGAAAAAACAACATTATTTCATTTTTTCATATAAAAATCTTTGGTATTATTAAAAATGTGTCTATTTTTGCAGCATATTTTGTGTTATACGAACACAAAAAATGGTTGAAAAAGATGAGGTATAAAAACTCTAACATAAGAAAGTGCCTAAATACTAAAACAATAGCACTGTGTGCAGCGTTCTTTTTATACTGTTTGCTCCCTTTAAAAGGGATTTGCCAAACGGGGGAAAGTACTGTAGATGCTTTAGTGGAAATGGGATTTGAAAATGTTGGATGGACAGAAGATGGCAATGAACGTGTGTATGTTCTGCAGAACTCTGCATATCGTTTGCAAGGCGTAGGCATAGGCAAAGCGGTGGATGTTATTCAAAAGATGGGTTTACCGGAAGAAAAGTCATGCCGGATAATAGTTCTGGACAATAATGTACCTCAGATTTCTCTTTATTATCATCCCATAAAGGGGGATTCGGTGCTCCAAGCAGAACGTG